TTGAATAGAGAATTATCTTTCTCGAAGATAGATACGAGAGTATCCATGAATCTAGAATAATTAATTCTATAATCATTATATCCCTCGTGCTTTACATTCTCTAGTATAGCATCTGCTATTTTTATGTAATGTCTCTTTTGCATTAGACATCTCCTTTTTTATTGATAGAGTAAGTATGATTTCTCGGTCGGCAACTTCATCATATAGTTTTCACTGTAACCTGACGCTTACTCTATCACTTGTTATTGTCTCTAAGTAATTTCTTCTCTAATAGTAATTCTTCTCTAAATTTCTTTGTAGCAGCTACTCTGCTATATCCGTAGTATACTCTTTTAAAGAGAGATTCATATCTCTCTATATACTCATAAAATAAATAAGAGCCATCGCTCTGTATATCGCTTATCATTCTACCAGGTCTTTTCCTCTCTGAGAATCGGTCTTAGCAGCTTGGGGTCTATTCTCTTAGTGGTGCTTCTTATAGGTTGAGTCTGGTTTCTACGTATTTTGAGATTATGTTTGTACATTCTCTCTTTCTCCTCCCATTGTTCTAGGGAACTAAGCACTCTATTCATATGCATATAGCCTACTTTGATCAGACTACGTTTGTTTCTATCATATACATTGATGTAGGTACCATTATCATAGAGATGGCTACGCATGTAGAATAATATCTCACTAATCTCTTTCAATGTCTTTCTAGCAAATATTTTCTCTCCATGCATAAACAGCAGCCATTTGTTGTCTACGTGTTCAATCTCTATAAGGATAGTATCTTTCTTACTGTCCTCATTGTCTATATAATGGTCAATCTCTGTAATATGTTTGTAAGATTGATTTAGCATTTATCTCTCAATTTCTTTAGTTAGAGTAAAAATAGGTTAAAGAAAAACCCGTATTTCTACGGGCTTTCCTTGTAGGGTTTTTTACTTTCTAGCTCTCTTTCACCTCATTAGATGGCTTGACTTCTTTACCGTTTGCGTCTAAAAATCTGTAAGTAGCTTTAATATTGATATCATAGCTATTGACAGAAACTTCAACTTCTTTAACTTGTTCAAAGTTAGAACCGAGCTTTTCTACTTGCTTAGTAGTTAGAGACGTTTTTCCATACTTAAAAGCCTTAAGAGATTTTACTAGCTTTCTAGCTTCATAAAAATTCTCTTTAGTTTTAGAGTCTGAGCAAAAGTCTATATGACTTTCCCTATCTTTCTTATCTACAATCGTACATTCATTCGCTATTAAATCCGTATCTATTGATATGCCTCTAGATTTTAGCTTGTCTAATAAGTCTAACTCAGTTTTAGTAATTAAAGTATCCATTTTAATACTCTCTTTCTTTTCTTTTCTAGTTGTCAAATTTACCTCCTTTCTACCAAGATGAGATTGAATCTCATTATCAGTCTTATTGAGATTGAGTCTCAATAGCATTTCTGAGGTCTTGGGTTTAGGTAGGTACTTCATTTCTATAATTTAGCACAATTCTAGATAGGAAACAACAAGTTTATAGAGATTAATTATTTAGGTAGAGCGCAGCCACCTGGATCGATATTGAGACTCAGTATCATTAAGCATAAACTTGGGTGTAGCACGTTACAAATTACGAAATTTTAACTATATAAAGCAAGTGTTTTAAAATGGGATTTTTTCAACTGAAAATGCGACTCAGTATCAATAAGCAGGGGAGGGGCTACGACGGATAAAAGAGGTACACACAAAATAGTGCTATTTTTTAGAATTTAGAAGTGTATTTTCTACCTTCATGTATAAGTAGGGTTAACATTACTATCCAATGTATGTCTATTTCGCTCAAATTTGCCTCATTTCGGGGTTTTTTTAGTTTTTAGGTACATAACCATGCATATTAAAGTTTTGGGAGTAATTTCGGCGTTCTACAAACTCATATTTTTGGTGAACAACACACCAGTTATTGCGATTGATCCTCAAAAACGCATAAGAATGTTTTTTTCCAAGAGAATCTTGTATAACAATAGCAGATAAATTAGAATTACTGACAGTATTTACGCTGCAACCAGTAAACAATAACCACACAAAGAGCATTTTTTTCATTTTGACTTTTTTTCAACCTTTCTTTTTTTATCAAATTGTACATCTGGAGTAGTATTCTTTACCCATTCTCCAAATATTTTTGTATAATTTTTTCTATACTTAGTATAGTTAACTACTCTGCTCTTATCTCCTTTTCCGTTCACAATCTCTCCAAATCTTTTTGCAAGTTATGTTAATAACTTGTTTTTTAATAATATATATATTATATATATTATATATTTAAGTCTTCTAGTTACTTACAATATAAGGCTTATAAGGGCTTTTGTCAACAAGTATTTTACTACTTGACAAGATTGCGTTTTAGAGTTATATTGAGTGTATGGAAAATTATAAAAAGCAACACGCACGTCTACACTGTGCTAACTGGGATGCTGGCAAGTGTCTAGGCTGCGATATAAGGACTGAGGAGAACAGATTGATATTGCATATAGATTCTAAGAAAAAAAACAAAGAGTGTGTTGTAGATAAAGGATGTGCCTACTTTGATAGAGTAGTAATACCAGGGATAGTATGAAAAAGGTAGATTCAAAAAAAATAAAGTTCCTAGAAAAGATAATAGACGAAGTAATCATTAGTTCCAATCGTTACAGAGGTTCTGCTACAAATCATTCAGAGCCAATGTGGGGTTGGGGAAAGGAAGAGTCAAATGAGAGAAAAAGAAGTAATCAATGCGATAGAGAAAGCTTACCCAAAGATGATGAAGAGGTTCAATCAGATAACGGATGAACAGTATAAGCTATTTTGTAGAAAACAATATGACTACGGTAGTGGCAATATAAATCTAGGAGGAGACCTAGAGAACGATGATGATAGAATGTTTGCCTTAACAGCTTTAGTTATACGAATGAATGACAAAGTTAACAGGTTAAAAAACATTATCGTAAAACATAGAGGTAATAACGCTGTTGCAGATGAAACTTACCTAGACGCATTTCGTGATCTATCTATTTACGGTATAATTGCTCAACTAGTATCTGAGAAAGAGTGGGGCAAATGAAAAAGTTGTACTATTTAGTGGAAGCCTTGATAATAAAAGGAATGTTAAAAATACTAAACCTAGGTAAAAAAAATGAAATGGACTAATCAAGAAGTAAAAATACTTAAACAGTATTCAACTACTGCTAAAACTATGTCTGATATTCATAATGACTTGGCTGCTTTTGGTTACGACAGAACGTATAAGGCTGTAACAAGAAAAATAGAGTCAATGCGTTTAAACAAACCATTTAAAAAGATGAATATCGTTAACCTACCTAAGATATTGATTTTAGATATTGAGACTACCCCTATAGCTGTATGGGCTTGGAGCCTTGGAAAGCAGTATGTTAATCCAATGAGTATAATGAAAGATAAAAACAATAAGTCTATGGACTGGTATGTACTTAGTTGGTCTGCAAAATGGTTGTATGATGATAAAGTTTTGAGTGATGTGGTAACACCTACGGAAGCTAAAGATAGAGACGATAAAAGAATTACACAATCTGTTTGGAAACTATTGGATGAGGCAGATATAATAATTGCTCACAATGGAGATAAGTTTGATTTAAGAAAATTAAAAGCAAGGTTTATTGCTAACGGTATGATTCCACCTATGCCGTATAAAACAATAGACACACTTAAAGTAGCGAGAAAAGAGTTTGCATTTAGCTCTAATAAACAAGACTATATTACTAAGTTCTTAGGACTAGAAGAAAAGCTAGATACAAACTTTCAGTTATGGTTAGACTGTATGAATGGAGATGAAGAAGCTCTAGAGAAAATGGAAAGATACAATAAAACAGATGTAGTTGGCTTAGAAGAAATGTATCTTAAGCTTAGACCTTACATTAAGAACCATCCGAACATAGCTATAATGATGGATGAAAATGTTTGTTCTGTTTGTGGTGGAGATTCTTTAGTAGAAACTGGTAAGTTTTATCATACTGGAGCAAGTAAATATGAAATATTTTATTGCGAAGGATGTACGTCTCCACACATCAGAGGAAAGAGCAGTGTGCTGCAGACAAATATAAATGTTAGGTCTTCTTCTTGACTTTAACACTAAAATCGCTTATATTGTAGTATAGATGATTACTCGTACGATAAATAAGATTAGTCATGCTATATACAAAGATATAGAAGAGTTTAAGAGGTACAATCCTAATGTTGACGCTAAGTATAATTGGAGGGATGGTACCGAAGGTAACTGGGTAGTTTCAGACGATGGTCAGGTTTGTCAAGTTCTGAAACGAGGGAAGCTAAAAGCATCTGGTTCTGATAAAGTTGTAAAAAATTATATCAGAGTACCTCTTGGAACTTTTGTATGTGCAGATAAAACTAAAATGGAAGGCGATCCTAGAAAAAATCTTTATTCGTTTGGCTTGGCTAATACTAATGCCTATAAACATAAAATTGAGAAAAAGAAAACCACACAAAGAGAGTTTTTGTTTGCTCAGTTTGTTGCAAAAGGCACTGATATAGTAGATGCTTTTTTAAAAGCATATCCGACTGAAAATAGAAAGTACGCTGAGAGTCAAGCCAAAATTTTATTAAAAGCAAAAAGGATACAAAGATTGATTAGAGAAGAAATAGATAAAGTTTTAGTAGATGCAGACATTACACCTTTGTACTTACTAGAGCAAATGAAGTCAGTAGTAGACAATCAAAGCTCGAATGATAGAGATAAGATACAAGCTATTAAAACATTAATGCAAATTACTGGAATGATGGATACTGAAAAAAGAACAGAGTCAGTAGCTGTATTCCAAGGTTTTACAAAGGAACAATTAGATGCCATCGGTTCAGGAAAAGTCAAACAAATTGCAAGCGCTGAAAGAGAAGTTGACATCAAGTAGCTGCGAGCTTTGTGGAAATAAACTATTTCCAAAATCTTATATAATACATAATTTAGAAAATGAAAAATATTACGTTGAATGTTTTACTTGCCTAACGGTTTATACGCATAAACTAAAAATAAAACACGTTGGTATGCCAGACGTTCACGGAGTAAGTTAATTTATTATAACACTATTAAAAGTAGAGGGAAATAATGAAAAAAATTATTTTTGAATTAGAGTTGGAAGTTCATAAAGATTTAAATATTAAAGTATTTGAAGAATATCTTAACCACTATTTATTTAATCAAGAAGCTATTGATGAATTAACGGCTTCTGTAATTGGAGAAAAAGAATATCCAAATCATTTTGGTGGTATCTTTAAAAGCTTTGGGTTGAAAAAAACAGCTACTAAGCAAAAGAAATGAAGTTAGCTGTATACGGAACTCTTA